TACAAGTTAAAAACAAACTTAATCGCAAAAAACCTAAGGTCTTCAAAGTTTAGTCAAAAAGTGATACAATCCAAGAAATTGTACAACCGTAAAAAGGATATTAATGGCAACTTCAGGGACTACTACATTTGATTTATCTATAGAAGAAATCATACAAGAGGCTTACGAAAGATGTGGCATGGCCACAACAAGTGGTCATAGTTTAAGGTCAGCAAGAACAAGTCTTAATTTATTATTTGCAGAATGGGCAAATAGAGGAATACATCTTTGGAAAGTTTCCCTACATGAAAATGCTTTAGTTTCTGGACAAGCAGAATATACTGTCAGTGCAGATGTAAGTGATGTTCTAGAAGCCTTTGTGTCTACTACTGCAGCTGGATCAAATACAGCTAACACACAAGATGTTGCTTTAGCAAAAATAGATAGATCTGCTTATTCTGCTCTTCCCAATAAATTAGCTTTAGGTCAACCATCGCAATATTATGTTGAAAGAGAAACAACTCCTAAAATATATTTATATCAAGCACCAAATTTAATTACTTACACAACATTAAAATATTACGTTATTAAAAGAATTGAAGATGCGGGACTTTATACAAATGATGCTGATGTTGTATTTAGATTTTTACCTTGTATGGTAGCAGGTCTTGCTTATTACTTAGCAATGAAGAATGCACCAGCATTAGTACAACAAAATAAATTAATTTATGAAGATCAACTTAAAAGAGCATTAGATGAAGATGGACAAAGAGCATCTACATTTATTACACCTCAATCTTTCTACCCTAATGGAATTTAAATATGGCTAAATGGGCAACAGGAAAAAGATCACAAGCGATATCGGATAGATCTGGTATGGCTTTTCCATATAACGAAATGGTAAAAGAATGGACTGGTGCACTCGTTCATACATCAGAATTTGAACCCAAAAGTCCTCAGCTAAGAAGAAGACATTACACTGCAGATGCTATTGCATTACAAAACACAAGACCAATGAAATTTCAACAACCCGTTAGTATATCTACTATTAACCCACAAGCACCTCAAGATAATACAAAAGTAAGTTCTGGAGGTTCAATGGTTGGAATAGCTGATTTGTCATTACCCGGTCAATTTGCTTTTCAAACACAATATGTAGAAGTAACCAGAGATGGAGTAACTACAATTTTACATAGTATGATTCCAGAGGACCCATCATTACAAAATAGAAGTAGACAAGCAGATTTATTTTTAGGAAAGGTAACAGTAAGTATTACATAATGGCTATAACACATTCAAATTTTTTAACACAAGTAAGAAATTATACAGAAGTAAATGTTAATGTTTTAAGTGATTCAATAATTCAAGATTTTATAAGAAGTGTTGAATTAGATATTGCAGGTAGAGTTGATTACGATGATTTAAGAAAATATGCAACTTCTAATTTTACAGCGAATAATCGATATGTATCTTTACCATCTGATGCTTTGATAATAAGATCTGTTCAAGTAATTGATGGATCTAACAATAGAACATTTTTAGAAAAAAGAGATACAAGTTTTATATCAGAATTTGCGCCAAACGATTCAACGACAGGTACACCAAAATATTATGCAAATTGGGAGGATAATGTTCAAACAGGAAATATTATTCTTGTAGCACCTACCCCTAGTAGTGCGCTTACTGTTCAAGTTAATTATATCAAAGATCCACCTAATTTTACTAGTTCTAACAATACTTATATTTCTCAACATCAAGAGTCTATGTTATTGCATGGTGTATTATCAGAGGCGTTTAGATTTTTAAAAGGTCCTATGGATATGTACAACCTGTATGAAAAGAAGTATAATGAAGAGGTACAAAATTTTGCTCTACAACAAATGGGCAGAAGAAGACGTGCGGAGTATGATGATGGCGTGCCAAGAGTAGTAATACCATCACCTTCTCCAAACAAAAATTAATTAAGGAGAAATATTATGGCAATAACAACAAACGCAATTTGCAGTACATTTAAAAAAGAACTACTTCGAGGATTTCATGATTTTGATACTTCAGGAGATGGTGGTGATACATACAAATTAGCAATGTACACAAGTTCGGCAACATTAGGTAAATCAACCGAAAATTATTCAACTAATCCAGGCGGTGGATCAAATACTGAAGTAACATCTTCAGGATATACTGCAGGTGGAGGATCACTAGTTAACCAAGGTGTAAAAGTTTCATCATCAGTAGCGATTACTGATTTTGCAGATTTATCTTTTACAGGTGTAACATTAACTGCAAGAGGAGCTTTGATTTACAACACTACAACTAACGGTGGATCAAACACTACTGATGCAGTTTGTGTATTAGATTTTGGTGGAGATAAGACTGCAACATCTGGAACATTTACAATCCAGTTTCCTGCATTCACAACAGCCGCTGCAATTTTAAGAATAGCTTAATTTTAAGGAGTAAACATGGCTTTGGTAGTAAATGATAGAGTAAAAGAAACTTCGACCACAACTGGTACAGGAACCTTAAATCTTGCAGGAGCAGTTTCAGGTTTTGAAACATTTGTTGCAGGTATAGGTAATTCTAATACTACTTATTATGCTATCGCTAATGAAAATGGTGAGTTCGAAGTTGGTCTTGGAACTGTAACCGATGCAACTCCAGATACTTTAGCTAGAACTACAGTTATCTCATCATCTAACAGTGATTCTGCAGTTAACTTTAGCGCAGGAACAAAAAATGTTTTTTGTACTTTACCTGCTTCCAAAGCCGTTATCCTTGATGCTAGTGGAAATATTGTTGCAAACAATGGATCTAACTTAACAGCATTAAATGCAAGCAACCTTGCTAGTGGTACTGTTGCAAACGCAAGGCTAGATGCTCAATTACAAGATGTTGCAGGTTTAGCAACAACAGCAGGAAAAATTATTCAAGGTGATGGATCTAACTTTGCTCTTTCAGCTTACACATTACCCACTGCAGATGGATCGGCAGGAAAAGTTTTAACCACGGATGGTTCAGGTGCAGTTACTTTTGAAACTCCAACAGTTGGGGATATTACTGCTGTTACAGCAGGTACGAATTTATCAGGCGGTGGATCTTCAGGAGATGTTACTATTAATTTAGCAGATGCTTCTACGTCCGCTAAAGGAGCTGCTTCATTTAGCTCAGACAACTTTGCAGCTAGCTCTGGTGCAATAACAATTAAAGATGCTGGAGTAGCTACAGCAGAAATTCAAGACAGTGCAGTAACGACAGCCAAAATAGCAGATTCTAATGTGACGCTTGCCAAAATGGCAGCAAACAGTGTAGACAGCAATCAATACGTTGACGGTTCAATAGACACAGCTCACATTGCAAATGATCAAATTACGAATGCCTTAATGGCAGACAATGCTATAGACACAGCCCAGATCGCTGACAATGCTGTTGGATTAGCCGAAATGGCATCAGGTACAGATGGTAATATTATTTCTTATGACGCTTCAGGAAATCCAGTTGCAATAGCAACAGGAAGTGCTGGACAAGTTTTAACTTCTGCAGGTGCAGGAGCACAACCATCTTTTCAAACTCCGACAGTTGGAGATATAACTTCAGTTGTAGCAGGAACTGGCTTAACTGGTGGTGGAACATCAGGTGATGTAACTTTAAATGTTGCCGCAGGAAATTTAATTGACGTTCAAGCAGATCAAGTAGATGTAGACTTATCAGAACTAGCAACATCAACTTCAGATGCTGACGGAGATTTTTTTGCAGTAGTAGATGCATCAAATGCTCAAAAGAAATTAACTAAAGGTAACATTGCTATTTCAGGTTTTAATAATGATAGTAATTTTATTGATGGATCTTCTTTAAATGCTTCAAATTTAGATTCAGGAACAGTTGCAAACGCAAGATTAGATGCTCAACTACAAGACGTTGCAGGATTAGCTGTTACTAATGGTGGGTTTATTGTTGGTGATGGATCTAATTTTGTTTTAGAAACTGGCGCAACAGCAAGAGCCTCTTTATCATTAGATACAGGTAATGATGTACAATTCGATTCTTTTGGTGTAGGCACAGCTGCTTCAGGAACTACTGGAGAGATTAGAGCAACTAACGATGTTACTGCTTTTTATTCTTCTGATAAATCTTTAAAAGAAAATATTAAAAACATAGAAAACCCTTTAGAAAAAATTAGTCAAATTAATGGTGTGACCTTTGATTGGACAGAAGACTACATTAAACAACATGGTGGTGAAGACAAATATTTTGTTAGAAAAAATGACGTAGGTGTTATTGCACAAGAAATAGAAAAAGTTTTACCTCAAGTAGTTGCAACAAGAGAAGATGGTATTAAAGCTGTCAAATACGACAGAATTGTTGCTTTGTTAATTGAATCCATTAAGGAACTAAAAAAAGAAATAGAAGAACTTAAAACAGGAGCCTAAACAGTGGCTTTTGCTATTACTTCATTTTCGGAAGCACCTTTTGCGTCAGATAGTTCTGATGTAATTGCTTATGCACAGGGTATAAGTATTACCTCTTCAATTGGTGAAGAATCTAATGTAATAGATGTTAGTTTAAGTGTAACAGGTTCTCAAGCTACAATCACAAATGCAGGAGCTGTTGGAGGATCTTCGGTATTAGTCGTTGTATCTGGTTCTGAATTATCCTCTTCTGTAGGAGAAGAAACCATAAATATTATTGTAGGTGTTACTGGTTCTGAATTATCTATTTCAAATAAAACTGCTACGCAAGATACATTAACTGCTTTTGGAGAGGCTCCTTTTGCAACACAGAGTCCAAGCACTTTTGATATAGAAAGTGTTACAGTTGCAACAACGACTGGTGCTGGAACTCTACCAAGTTTCTTATTACAAACTTCTTTAGGAACTTTTTCAGTTTCAGCTAACGGAACTATTTCTGTAGTTGTTACAGAGCATACTTTAAATACTTCTGTTGGAAGTACAAGCATAGTTGGACACGCTAACGTTTCAGTAACTGGTAGTCAAATGACTATGACACTAGGAGAAGAATCTGCCTTTACAAGTTTTACTGCTGAAGTAACAGGTTCTCAGTTAACAAGTTCTATAGGAGAAGAAACTCCTACAGGAAACGCCATTGCTTCACTGACAGGAATTCAGTTAACAAGTTCTTTAGGAACTGCAGAACAAGAGTCTAAATATGATGTAACAGGTATACAAATGTCTATGTCTGTGGGATCAATAACTATGACTGGAGACGCTGTGGTAGATCTTACTGGAATACAATTACAAACAAATACAGGAAGTCCAAATATAACTGCATGGGCTGAAATAGACCCAGGTGTAAGCAACGTTTGGACTGAAGTTGATTTAGCTGCATAGAAAGGGTATAATTCAAATATGGCATCAAGTTATTCAGATTTAGGTTTAGAGTTAATGGTAACAGGGGAAAACGCTGGTACTTGGGGCGATAAAACTAATGTAAATTTAAATTTAATACAACAAGCAGTAGCTGGGTATCAATCTGTAACTGTAAATGGAACAGGCACTACAACTTTAGCCATGACAGACGGAACAATATCTAATGCTCGTAATGCTGCTATAAAATTATCTGGAACTATAACTGGAAATATAAACGTAACAATTCCCGACTCAATAGAAAAAACTTATATTATACAAAATTCAACAACAGGTTCTCATACAGTTACTTTTAAAACTGTTTCTGGAACAGGTTTTACTTTCGCAGCAGCAGAAAAAACAATTGCTATACTTTATTCTGATGGAACAAATATTATTGAAGTAATAAACAATACATCAAGTTTACAAGATGTAGCTGACTTAGCTGTAACAGATGGTAATTTTATTGTAGGGGATGGTACAAACTTTGTCGCAGAGTCTGGAAACACAGTAAGAACTTCTTTAGGATTAGGAACTGCAAATGATGTTCAATTTAATGATGCACAAATAGATTCGTTAGGTATTGGAACTGCAGCCTCAGGTACAACAGGTGAAATAAGAGCTACAAATGATGTAACTGCTTTTTATTCTTCCGATGTTGCTTTGAAAGAAAATATAGTAAACATACCAGATCCACTTGATTCTTTAAAAAAATTAAACGGAGTTTTATTTGATTGGAAAAAAGAGTATATTGATAAAAGAGGTGGAGAAGATGGTTATTTTGTTAGAAAAAAAGATGTTGGAGTAATAGCACAGGAGGTAGAAAAAGTTCTACCTGAAGCAGTTGCTCAAAGACAAGATGGAGTCAAAGCTGTAAAATATGATAGACTTACTTGTTTATTAATTGAAGCAGTAAAAGTTTTAAACGATAAAATAGAAGTTTTAAGTAATAAGGAGAATGAGTAATGGCATTACCAAATACTAATTTAGAAATGACAGAAATCCAAAGCGAGTTTGGAGGTAGTAACCCTATTTCATTATCAGAGTATTATAAAGGTGGAGCTAATGTTCCCAATGCTGCTCCTGCTCCTGAGGGACCTATTCCAACTTCTGGGCAAATTTCAATGGGTGTGTTTAGAGGATCAAGTAATTTAACATTTACAACTGCTACTGGTGGATCTGTATCGACATCTGGAAACTACAAAATTCATACTTTCAATAACAGTGGGCAATTTAGTGTCCAAAGTTTAGGAACTGATAAATCTTTTGAATATTTATTAGTCTCTGGCGGAGGTGGTGGTGGTGACGCTGGACCAGAAGGTGGTGGCGGAGGAGCTGCAGGTGTTATTGATGGTTCTCATGATTTAAACTCAGCAACAAACTATGCTGTAAACATCGGAACAGGTGGAAACGGAAACGGATCTGATGGTGCTGGTGGAGATGGTAATAATTCAGTTTTTTCAGGAAACACAACTGTGACTGCTTCAGGCGGAGGTGGCGGTGGAGGTACTAACGCTGCGGGACGTACAGGCGGATCTGGCGGTGGCGGAGGTGGAGGAGCTAATCCAAATGGAGGTAGCTCTGACCAATCAAACACCGGTGGAACAGGACGTGGAAATGCTGGTAATAACGGTAATGCGCAAAACAATGGTTCAGGTTCTGGAGGAGGAGCTGGTAATTCAGGAAACAACGGTGGTGGAAACCAAGGTGGCCAAGGCGGTCAAGGTTTTGCAAGCAGTATCACAGGATCTTCAGTCACATATGGTGGTGGCGGAGGTGGATCTTCTTGGGACGGAACTAGAGGTCAAGGTGGATCTGGTGGTGGCGGTCAAGGTGGACAAAACCTTGGTGGTGGCGGTCAAAGTGGCCAAGATGGAATTGGTGGCGGAGGCGGTGGAGGTTGCGATGCTACTGGTGGTCAAGGCGGAGATGGAAGAGTAATAATAAGGTACATATATCAGTAATGACTAAATATTTAGCAAAAATAGAAAATAATAAAGTAGTTGATGTAACTAGATTTTCTGATGAAGATTATAATCTAGGTATTGATCACTGTAAAAATTTAATAGAGGATGTGTCTTCAAATTATATCCTTTGTGAAAAAGGAACATCTGTGGGATATAATTATGATTCTAATTCAAATACTATTTATAAACCACAACCTTTTGATTCATGGACTCTAGATTCTAATTTTGTATGGCAGCCTCCTGTTGCTGAACCTGACGGGGGAAGTTTGGGACTTGTGCATTGGAATGAAAATAATTTAAGATGGGAAGCGTATTCTACTCCAGATGTACCGTCTGTTGATAAGTATTGGAATGTATCCACTTCAAGTTGGGAAGATATTTAATAAAAACTAAACCAACCAGTAACAATATATTTTTCATGAGTTTTTGAAATCACACCACGGTGTGTATGTGTCCAGTCGGAAGGCCAGATGATTGTTAAGCCTTTTTTAGCTTGTAAATTTAATTCTGGATAATAATAAAAATCTGTTCCTCCATTAGGTACATCATTAAGATACGTCATAAATACAAATTCTCTTTTTGAACTATTTAACCCTTGTCTTTCAGCATGCCATTTTTTAAAACCTCCTCCTGGTTTGTAATATTGTATATTTGTATTTTCTTGAACATTGTTAACTTTTTCTAAGTTTTTTATAAATTTATATTTTTTTTCATATAAAGACATTACCTTTCCCAACTCTTTATTATATTCGCTAAACAAAGGTATATTTTTATTAATATGAAGATCTAAACTTTCTTTAGTGCTTTTATCTACAAAACCACCACGTACAGGACCAACAGTTCCTTGGTAGGATCTGTGTCTAAATGCTTTATGATATTCAATTATTTTATCGCATAGTTTTAAATCTATGTAAGCTCCAACCATAAAGGTATGCTTTGGAAATTTTACTTGTTTCATAATTTTTTATACTCCATGTAACCATCAAAACTACCTATTTTACCTAAAGGTAAAAAATTCATTGCTATGGAATATCTATCTTGTAAAGATTTATTTTTCTTAATTCTATGAACAAGCAAAGCAGGGAATATAATTAAACTACCTTCTTCTACTTCAACCTCCCAAGTGCTTGAATTAATACTATTAAAACTATTTATAGGTATATCGTAATGTGAAAAATTAAGTCTATCTGATACAAACTGTATTTTATAATTATCTAAATAGTTTCCGTGTGGGTAATAAACAGCAGATAACCAAAAATTATTATGTAAATGGTATTCTCCTTCAGTATTTGGTGGTGTTTTAGTTGACCAAGAATTTATTAATTGATGTTTAATATTATATCCAAGTTCAGTAATAAGTTGTGTTACACAATTATTTACATTTTTTTTTAATTGTTCACCCTTCGTTAAAGTATCTAATATTTTTACACTTTTTGACATAAATGTTTGTGTTTTATTTTCTATAGATCTGTATTTAACATTTTTTAATTCTTCTAAAATAGCAACATGATCTACATCTAATTTTGTTTTACAATAAAAATTACTGAAAATAGGTTGAATCATCATAATGTTTGTTTTAACCAACAAAACCAACTATTAAATGTAAAACAATCAGTATCATTAAAAACATCTGCTTCTCTCAGACCTTGGTAGCTTTTGTCTAATATATTTTTTTTATATATGTTGAATCTTCCAGATGGTTTTAATTGTCTTCCTCTTTCCCAAAAAATACCTTTTCTTTTAGAAACTAAATAATGCATATTTACAAAATCAATACTATTTTCGTAAAACATTTTCATATGGTTATTATAATAATCTTGATCATTATCGTTGTATAAATTTTTATAAATTCTTTTACATAAGGAATATATACCCTCCATAGCTAACATTAGTCCTGTGCTTTCTAACGGCTCAATAAAACCTGCTGATAGTCCAACCGATACAACATTTTTATTCCACATTTTTCTATCATAGTAAGGTGTCCAATCTATTGTTTTTAAATTTTCTTTTTTAATTCTATTATCCCAATGTTTTACAAAAAAATCTTTTGCATCTTCTATATCTGTTATTTGTCTATTGAATATAAAACCAGAACCAATACGTGAAGCAACAGGGATAGACCATACCCAACCTTCATCTACAGCTTCACATTTAGTAAAAGGCACTTTTTCTTTTTTAACATCTTTATAAAAAACTTGTGCAGCAACAGCTGTGTCACAGATCAATCTATCTCTTAACATTATCTTTTCTGTTTCATCTTTTAAAATAGAATTAAAGCCCGTGCAGTCTATATATAAATCTGCTTTTATATTTTCGTTATTCTTTAATTTTAAATATTCTACTCCACTATCATTATGAACAACCTTACTAACATCTTGTTTTATAAACTTAACTTTATCTTTTAATTTATTTTGTATAAATAAAACTAATTTTCCACAGTTAATGTGGTAGGCTACATTAGATAGATTATCAAATTTAGTCGTCATTGCTTTTTCATAATCTTTACATGTATCTAGGTTGTTGTAAAAAGGATGATAGACATCTTTTTTTTCATCAAGCCAATTAACAAAATGAATACCTAATTTTTCTGTAGCATCCATTTCAGAAAACCATTCATTCTTTATAAAACCACAACTAGATAAAAAGGGGGCAAAATTTAAAAGTGTGGCTTCTCCAACTCCAACCGGTGTACCTATTTCTTTATCTACAATAGTTATATTTAAATTATTTAAATTCCAGTTCAAGTAAGCTGCAGTCAACCAACCTGATGATCCCCCACCAACTATAACAATGTTTTTAATTTTTTTCATAGTAGTTAAAATTTATGACAATTCTTTTATCTATTTTATTATTTAACATAGCACAGTGTTCGGTATCAGAATCAAAAATAATTATTCTATTTTCTTTTGCTTTCACCAACTTTTCTTTATTATCTACTCTAAAGTAAGTTCCTGTTGTATCAGTATCAAAATAAAATATAGCAGTTTTTAAATTCTTGTAACCATAGTCTTTGTGCCACGAGGTTTTAAAGTTTTCTTTAGTTTTAAAAGATAAGTTTATTCTTATTTCAACAATTGATGAAATGTTTAACTTTTCAACAAACTCCTGCATTAAATTAAATACGTCACTATTTGGTTTTAGATTATTATAAACGCTATGAGAAAACCATTGTATATCTTTTTTCTCACCCTTGACTGTTCCATTTTTTAAAAACCAAGCAAGGTTATCCCCAAACAACGTTTCTTTAATTTGTAAATATAAATCTTTATTTATAAAATTATCAATTATTTTCACCAGTTTTACTACTCCAATTAAAAACTAAATTTATTCTTTCTTGAGGGACAGGGTCTACCCAATGGTATAAAAAACCATCTAAAGTTATTACTTTTCCTCTATGAGTTGAGAAGCTACCGATGTCAGTTTGTAGTGGTGCAACATCATCAAAATAAATAATTGTACTATAATAAGAATCTCTGTGGTGGTGCCTTTCAATTTTTTCCCCCTTGTTTAACAAATTTCCCCAAGCGTCTTTAATAAGTATCTCTTTTTCATTATCTCCTGTTAATATTCCTTTATGTCTAAAGATAGTGGGATAAAATATCTTAGTTATAAAAAGTTCAAATTCAGGGTCTTTTAAAAACAATCCCCAGGAAGTCATTTTACCTTTAACATTGGTTTTATAATTATTAGGACCTAAATTATTTTTTATTTTATCCTCAAAATATTTTAATCCAATTTCATCTGTATAAGTAAAATCATGTATTTTAGTTAAAGTTGTATAGGGTATCTCTTTTAAAGTATAAGAGTAAGCTAGATTATCTTCCATAAGCAATGTATATACCTTAAATATATAATTTCAAATAAATGAAATCTTTTGTTAAACATATTAAAGACCCTGTCTTTGCTACTAAAGAACAAAAATTACAAGAAATATGGGATATAGAGGGTAGAATTAATAATGGAAATCAAACATTTAAATTTGATATAAGACCTTTAGAACAAGTTGATAATAATAAATCAGAAAAAATAGGCTATTTTAATACCAAAGCGGATAAAATAGTCTTTGAAGCTATTGATCATTGGATTGTATTTGATACCGAAGAACTTCATGAATATATAAAATCTGGGAAAAAAAGAGATTTTAATGTGAACGAATTAATAAATATATTAAGTTGGAACTTAATTATACATAAATAGACTGTATTTATACCTAGATTATTTTAGTGTATAATAGCCATATGCCACTAACAAATGTACAGATAGCCCCAGGGTTTAATAAACAAGTAACTGAAACAGGAGCCGAAGGACAATGGACTGACGGTGATTTTGTAAGGTTTAGATATCAACTTCCTGAAAAAATTGGTGGTTGGGAACAAATTACAAATTCAACCTTAGTAGGTACAGTAAGAGAACAATTAGTTTACGCTGATCTAGACTCAAGACGTTATGTTGCTTTAGGGACAAGTAAGGCATTAATTATTTATTACGAGGGTTCATTTTACGATATAACTCCATTAGAAAGTGCAATTACCGGAGCAACTTTTACCACGGTTAATACTTCACCTACTGTAACAGTAAATAAAATATTGCATGGACTTTCTGTTGGTGACTTATTTACTTTTACTTCAGTAACACCTCCCGTTGGAGCAGGTTATACAGCTGCAAATTTTACAGACAATACTTTTGAAGTAACATCAGTTCCTTCAAATGATACTTTTACTATAACAATGGCAACAAACGCTGGAACTTCTGTTGCTGCTAGCGGTGCAGCTACAATCAATCCTTACTTAAACCTTGGACCTGCTAATCAAACTGCTGGTTTTGGTTGGGGTACATCTACATGGGGAGGAGCTTCTGGAGTGACGACTACATTAAACGGTGCACTTAATGATGATACTGCAGGGACGGGTGGATCAGGAACTACCATAACAGTCGCATCAACTACAAACTTCCCTTCAACAGGTACATTTAAAGTTGGAGCAGAATTTATTTCTTACACTGGAACTACATCAACAACTTTTACTGGCATCACCAGAGATGTTGCGGGAACAAGATCGGCTCATTCTGATGGATCATCATTAGAATACTATACAGCATGGGGCGAAGACTCCTTAAGTTCATCAGTATTCTTAGAATCTTCTTCTTGGTCACTAGATCATTTTGGACAAATATTAATTGCAACAGCAAAAAATGGAAAAACTTTTGAATGGAATCCTATAAACTCTAATGTTAATGCGTTAAGTACAAGGGCAACCGCAATTGCTAATGCACCTACAAAATCAGTTATGTCAATTATATCTGAAAGAGATAGACATTTAATTATTCTTGGAACTGAAACAACTATTGGAACTCCATCTACTCAAGATCCGATGTTTATAAGATTTAGTGATCAAGAAACCTTATCGGATTACCAACCCACATCTGTAAATACTGCAGGTACGTTTAGATTAGATTCTGGCGTAAGAATAGTGGGTGCAGCAAAAGCTAAAGATTATATTTTAATAGTCACGGACACCTCTGCTTATGTAATGCAATTTGTTGGTCCTCCTTTTACTTTTTCTATAAGGCAAGTAGGAAGTAACTGTGGGTTGATAGGACAACATGCTATTAAGTACGTTAACGGTAGGGTATGGTGGATGGGTCAAGCAGGAGGATTTTTTGTTTATGATGGAACAGTTAAGTCACTTCCATGTTTGGTAGAGGATTTTGTTTTTACTAATAAGGGTGATAATTTAGGTTTAAATTTTAATTCAGTCGATCAAATTTATGCTGGCTTAAATCATTTATATGAAGAAATAAGTTGGTTTTATCCTAAAAGTGGTTCTACTCAAATTGACAGAGTAGTAACTTATAATTATACAGAAAATACTTGGACAACTGGATCGTTAGCAAGAACTTCTTGGCATGATTCAACCTTATATTCTAATCCATATGCTACAGAGTTTGAATCCACAGGCACACCAACCTTTCCAACAATTCAAGGCGTTACAAATTTAAATGGTGCCACAACTTATTATGCTCACGAGATTGGTAATAATCAAGTAGATGCGTTAGGTAATAAGACAGCAATCGAGGCGTTTATACAATCTGGTGATTTTGATTTAGGAGAAGGACAAAATTTTATGAGTATGAGAAGATTTATACCAGATTTTAAATTACTTACAGGAAATGCGCAGATAACTATTAATTTAAGAGACTATCCATCAGATGGTGCTTCGTCCTCTCCTTTGGGACCATTTACAATTACAAGTTCGACTGATAAGGTAGATACTAGAGCAAGATCTAGATTTGCAAGTTTGAAAGTTGCCAATACTACTGTAGATGAAAATTGGAGGTACGGAACTTTTAGAGCAGACATACAACCAGATGGTATGAGAGGATAATGGACGAAATATTTTTACGAGATTATGCTAGTAATGTGGCACAAGCTAAAGATCCTTTTGGTGTAGCAGCAGTCCGATCTCAACCAGGATTTGAAAATTACCAACCCTCTTTTGAACCAACTCAAGCAATTCAACCAGTACAAGCAAACCAAGCAATGGGTATAATTGAAGATACACCTCCAGATTACAAAGGCATGCTTATAGAGGGAGCAAAAAATGTTGCTAAAAATTATGTAATGGATAAAATGGGATTAGAAGGTATTAAAAGAAATGCTATTGGATCTATAATAGGAGCTAATACTATGAGTTTAGGTAACCCTGTTGGAATGGGTTTAACAATTGGTTCAATGATGTCTGGTTCTTCGTTACCTGATGCCGTAAAAGGAATTGCTGGTTTACTAAGAGGTAAACGTGCTAGCAAAGCTATTCAAAAAGATATTAACAGAGATAATCAAGGACAAAATAATACAATTATTAGTCCTGCGATTACAAATATGCAACCTTCTGCTAGAGATATAGCTATGGGAGGTGGAGGAAAACCTTCTAAAACAACTCCTGCACCATCCAAAACATATAGTAGTCCTGCATATGGTGGTGGACCAGGTGGAATACATTCAGGATATTAATAATGGCTAGAGTAGATATAATAATTCCAGAACCTACACCACAATATACTGAAGAAAATCAAAGACAGGTGGCTCAATCTTTACAAACATTAAAGGATAAGTTAAATACTTCTTACCAACAAGAATTAAAAAATGAACAAGATACATTTAATTACTTTTTATCATGACAATACAATATAAAAATGCTGGTATAAATTTATCGGGGACTGGTACTGTGTCTGTTCTTACTTCTCCAACCACTGCTAGATGTTTAGTTAAACAAATACAAGTAGATAATAGTTCTGGAAGTCCAGTAAGTTTATCAGTACAAGTTACTGATACTTCAGCTACAGCCACTTTTGCTATTTCTAGAAAAGCTGTTGCAGCAAACACAGTTGAAAATATTATAGATAAAACTTTAATTTTAGAAGAAGGGGATGTTTTAAAAATGACCGCAGGAACTGGCGGAGAAATACAAGGTATAATTAGTTATGCACAAATAGACAGATCACAAGAAAATGGCTAGAAAATTTAAGGACTTTGTTGAAAGGGATAAGCCTAGAAAAAGACCCAGAAAACATTGTAAGAACCCGAATAAGAAAAAAAAGTTGCAAAATAATAAAAAATACAATAGACAAGGAAGGAGGCAAAAATGAGTGATACAATTAAAATACCTGCAACAGCAACCGAAATTGTCAAGCATAAGAGAACAGGAAAAGTATATGCTAGTAAAGATGATTTTGATGCTGATGTTGCTGATCCCAACACTGACACTACTGTGGATGATTTTAGACAAGACCTTGAAATTAAAGTTACTAAAGTTTCTATGGAGTCGCTAACTAAAAAATAATGCAACCTCGAGGAGCTACTGAGCTACAGATGGAAATGCTTGAAAGGCATGTTCCAAAAGATCTGCTAGATCAAGTGCAAATATGTACATCGATACCAGGTAAAGTACCAATAGATCCTAATAAACTAAACATTCTTTGGCAAAAAAATTCTTGGGACCAACCTAATCTTCAAAAGTTTTTTACTAATAAAGAAAGACATTCTGAATATGATTGGTATGTTTTTAACAGTCATTGGAATTACGAAAAATTTAGAATGATGTTTGATATACCTACAGAAAAATCATTAGTGATTAAAAATGGAATAGAAGAATTTCCAATTAGAAAAATATACAAACGAGGAACCCCTATTAAATTAATACACCATTGTACACCTTGGAGAGGTTTAAATGTATTACTTAGAGCCATGCAAGAAATTGATAATCCAAATATAAAATTAGATGTTTATAGTTCTTGTAAAGTTTATGGATCTAAATTTGAAGAATCTACTGAAAGAGATTTTGAGGCATTGTATGAGCAAGCAAAAAAATTACCTAATGTAAATTATATTGGGTATAAACCTCACGAATATATAAAAGAAGTTATGCCTAACTACGATATGTTTGTTTATCCAAGTATATTTGAAGAAACTTCTTGTACCTCTGCTCTTGAAGCTTTAGCATCTGGAGTACATGTTATTACAAACAACTTTGGAGCTTTATACGAAACTTGTGCAGAGTGGCCGGTATATATAAACTATTCAACAAATTATGAACAAATGGCTCAAGATACTGCAGCAGCAATTAATGTTGCCGCTTCTTATTTACATGAAGATTATATACAAGACCATTTAGAACAACAACAAAGCTATTACAAAAGATTTTATAATTGGCAAAAAAAGGGTATGGAGTGGACTAACTTTCTGAAAGGAGCTTTGAATGAAAGAAACAATAAATGAGGATACTTACCAAACACTGAAAGAAGTTGAGATAACCCCATACGAAAAAGCCGCTCTTCCTATGTGGAAACCGGACACCGGACAAAAAGAAACAAAGAAAGTATTTAAATCAAAATATAGTTTAATGATTTGTACACCATGCCACAGTGATGTGACTATGCATTACACACAAGCTCTTTTAGAATTACAACAACTTTGTATCAAAAAAGGAATTAAAATTACATTTACTTTATTGAAATCATCTTTGGTAACACAGGGAAGAAACTTATGTGCTTCAGCTTTTTTAGAATCTAGTTGTACACACATGTTATTTGTAGATTCAGACATATATTTTAGAGCAGAATCTATTATAAAATTGTTAGATCTAGATAAAGAATTAATATCTATTCCTTACCCTCTTAAGACAATGATGTGGGATAAGCTTTATAAAAAATGGAATGATGGTGAAGTTAAAAACCCTGGAGATATACACAGATGGTTAAATACTTACCCTATGAAAGTAGAGAACCCTGACAATATAAAACTTGATAATGGTGTTATGGAAGTTACACATAGTCCTACAGGATGTATGTTAATTAACAGGAGTGTGTTTGACAAGATGATAGAAAAATATCCAGATAAGAACATAGTTCAAAAGACAGTAATAAACGGTGAGTATGTAGCTAGACCTAATCTATGGAACTTTTTTGATTGTATACATGACCCT